GGCACAGTAGTGTATTCGGCGTGCGCGACCCTTTTTGTTTTTTTAAAAACTTTTTTGCCCAAAAATCTCACTATGCAGTATAAGGGGTATAATGAGACGCCCTAAAAAATCTAAATATAAATCAGTAGTTATCAAAAAGAAACGATATTACTTTTACAAAATCACCTGGGTCGATATCACGGGTGATTCTTCGCATGCGGATTTACATACAGCATTAGGTATGATGCCATCTGTAATGATTACCCATGCATATCTACTTTGCAAAGATAGAAAGAATGTTAGAACGTTTGCATCTTACGAAGAGAATGATGAGTTATTTAGTGATAGGAATGTATTCCCAAGAGGGTGTGTATTAAAAATGGAGAAAATAAATGAAAAATAAAACCTTGACTAAGAATATGCCTTACGTAAAATGGGATCTATTACCACCAAGGCGTGGTCCTAACCCACAAGGAGTAAAAAATGGAGTACAAACCAGTAATAAACAAGTGGTCAATGGTAAAGAAGTCACCAAGAAAACTTTTAAATATAGTTAATTCTTTTGTGAATGGGAATCAGGGGTGGATTCTTTTGATAATTCTATACTATCTAATTCGATCTCTTCAGGCGTAATATTAATAATCTCTTTATTGTCATCAAGAATCTTACGTAATCTATCTTTGATTTCATCAGAAGACATATTATCTACATTGCCTGTCATGACTAATTTTTGATCAACGTAAAGTCCTCCGGCTTTACCACGGGCTACCTCTGCGTTCACCGCAGCAGACCAGGCTTTGTTTTTGAGAGCATCATTTCTTATTTTAGCTAACTCTGTTACATGTTTCTCAAAGTTAATACCATATTTCTCTCTTACTTCTGCTCTTAACTCACCAATATACTTAACAACCAAAGGGAAATATTTTGGATTACGCATCTCAGATGCAGCTTTTCTAGCTCTTGTTTTATATCCGGCCTCATAAGCACACTCTGCTGGAGACATCTTACCCTCGTTATAAACTAGTAATTCTGCAAATTTACGTTGTTGATCTGTGAGTCTTTTTACTTGTGTCATGGTTGAAATTTACCCCAATATGTAGTAGTTATCAAGAAGAGAATTCCGGTGAAACCAGAGTCAAAATTTTGGAAATTAGTAAAGAAAAATACACCCAAAATCCAGTGGACAAGACTGGAATCTTGGGCATCATTTGGTGTGCCTGACCTGTTGGGATACCATGATAATTGTGGTTTTTTCTTAGTTGAGTTGAAAGTCACAAAGACTCCAAAAGTATCATTCTCACCCCATCAAAAAATGTTTCATCTTACCAGAACCAAACGGAACTTTATCCTGCTCCGAGACGCTTCTCTCGGAGCCATAAAACTTTATGAGTCTTCCTCGATCCCCGGTCTACTGACCGATCATCGAGAGACACCTTCCCTCGCAATGAATGATTGGGACCACGTTCAACGCTTGTTGATCCGCGAATCGCCTGACGCCTGATCGCCTGTGCCCTTCGGGCCCACCCGCCCGGGGCCTCGGGCTTGTGGCTTGTCAGCTCGTGGCCTGTTGCCTGTAGCCTGTTGCCTGTTAGCTCTTAATTTTTTATAATAATTTGGATGATGCCACATTAGTGTTTACCATATGCAATGTTTTTAATTTCAGGATTCCAGCAAGCGCGGCAGCTCTTACACTGGCCGCCCTGGTCCGGTGCCGGGCATGTCCTCTCACCAGCTGCTGTTGTTACCGTTGATGTATTTGGCCAGCTTTCAACCGCAGGTTGATCAATCATTGTGCCTGAAAATCTTATAACAAGATTCGCTGGCGCTCTTTTAATATATTTCTTAGTCCACGCTTCGCGCGTTGGCATCCAGTGCTGAACCTCCGGCGTGAGCTTGCATACTTTAAAAATCTTGGCCAGGTGTCTCAAGTCTTGAACGTCGCCTGCATCGTGCCAGCGAAATACCTTGTGCTTGCTCACCGCGTAACTTTTTATTTTTGCTGTCATAGCTCGGACCCAGAGCGGGTGCCTGATAGCTGCCAGCCTTCGATACTGTGCGCGCTTAATTTCTGGAAATCTTGCGTAGTTGCCTTTCATTGCATAACAGCCTGAGCACACAGAGCCTGGAACCTTCGCGAGCTTCGCGCCTGTCTTACACTCCCACGCTGGCAGCCCGTAAGCATAACCAGGCATTTTGTCTGGCTTCGATAATGATATTATAATTTTGTCTGCTTCTTTTATTTTCATATGTCCCATAATATCCCACCTTTAACAGCTGGCCTGAAGCCTGTCAACTATTAAATTATTTTTTTTGTGCTTGTGCCCTACGGGCCCACCCTAATAAAAAACCCAGGCCACGAACCAGGTCTATTGGGGACGCGATTTCAGTTGACCAACCAATAGACCAGGCTCGTGGCCTGGGATCTGAAAAGATAAATGACCCTCAGCGGTCCGCTACCGGTACAATTGCAAACCCGTCCCGCTGGGCCAGTCATCATGCAAGCTGTTCAGGTCTTAAGTGAGACGGTAAAGAGCCTTTGTTTATATTTAAAAATATGTCCCCACCAACCCAAAAAAAAAAAAAAAAAAAAAAAAACAAAGTTGTTGCAAATAAAAAGCAAATCAAATAAATTCCCATAAACCATAACAAGAAAGGATAATTTTATGGAAAAAAAGAAAACAATAAAACTTAACGCAGAAAAGCGAAAAGTTATTGCAGATCAATTTCAAGCGCATTATGAAAATAAAAAAAAGCAGAAATTGATTGATGCAAAAGAACAATATGATCTTATGCGAGAAAAAGCAAAAGAGCAGATTGAAAAAGTTGTACGTTATCATCAACCACAAGAGGACATTGATACAATTCGCAGAATGACGAATAAATATAATCGTGCAGGTGGCGAGTTGTATGAAGATAATTGTTTCTATGTTGAAAGACCAATTACTAAAGTTGATGATGAGGGTCGAGAGTATGAGGCAAAAGATGAAATTCATGTTCGTTTTGACATGGGTAAAAACTTTGCAAGAGCATACTATCGTGATGAGATGAAAGCAAAAGGGTTAAATCCTGACTTTCAATTATCAATCAATGATGATTACTCCAAAAGAAATCCAAAATATTATACTGATGAAAGCGCAGTAAATACTTATTTGGGTTTTAACAATTCATCTAACGAAGATCAATCAATACAAAAGCCTGTCCAAAAGTGGGAAAATGATTTCAAACTTTGGGTGGTTGGTAGTTCTTATTGTCATAATAGACAATTTAAAGTTGATGAAAATACATTAAACTTTTTTAAAATGTATGTTGCGAGTGCCGATAAGGTTATAAAAGAACATCAGCAATTATATTCTTATGTTGAAAAGAAAATGAAAACTTTAAGACTAGGGTTAAAATCTTATTCAACATTTGAAAAAGCAAAAGAATTAGCTGACAATGTTGGTGTTGTTTTAAATGAAACAATGATGAACGAAAGTTCTAGTTTGGCTTTATCAATTTACTCACCAGAAAATCTGGCAAGTTTATTGGAAGATAAAGAAAAACAGGACAATTCTGATATTATTGCACAATTTAAAAGAGGGGAGTTAAATCAAGCAATTAATTAAAGTTGCTTTTGTGTGGGAGTTCCTATAAACTCCCACACATACAAATAGAAAGGATAATATATGAAACTAGAAATAAATGATAAGTTCACAATTTCTTATTTTGCTAAAAAGCATAATAAGAGAATATTCAGAAAAGGGTTGTGGACAGATTTAAGTCGAGAGTGGATAAGTAAAAAAGGGGATAAACTTTTTACTTATTATGATCTAACAAATCAAGGCTATCGTACAGCTAAAGGTAAATATACTCTGATTGCTGTTGGGGGTAATGATGAGTGATTATAATTGGTGTCATGGTTCAAAGTGCCATACACAGAAAACACAAGACCGAATAAGAGGTGTTAAAGGTAGCAAGGTTTTAAGGACTAAAAAGATTGCAATAACTAGATGGAATGAAAATAATGTTTGGTCGCATTTTTGCAGTCAAGGTTGTTGGAATGATTTTATGCACACTCATTGGAACGAGTTTATAAACTTACACCCACGAACCGAGTGCCTTGAAACACCGATTGAGGTTGAGGAAATAAAACACCCAGAACATAGATCAGAGTATGGTTGGGTGCGAAAAGCATATACTGAAAAAAGAATATCATACGCAGAAAATAATCAATAAATAAATA